ACGATTATCGCTTCCTACTTTGTTCCCAATGGTAACAATCCCTCTAACCCATCATTTGAGACCGGTAGATCAAGCTTCCGACTTACAAGTAGTAAGATCAACAGTACTATTGAAGGTATCGTATCTACTGCTGGAGAATCTATTTTCTACTCCGAAGGTAGTGTCGATGTCACTCAGGAAGCTACTCTGTCACTCAGAAATGCTACTGTTAAGAGAGAAGATCGTTCACAGAGAAGGATTATTGGTGATACAGCCACTTCTAATACTATTAATGTTCAGTCCACAGATACTCAAACAACGACAGACGTTGATATAGATCAAAGCTTTAAGCCATTCCCACCACCTCCACCACCACTGATTGACCCTCTTGCTCAAACATTCTTTGTGGATGATTTGAGTGGTGTATTTGTAACAAAGGTCGATGTATTCTTCCAATCTAAGGATGACAATATCCCTGTCCTATTTGAACTCAGAGATACGAAACTTGGAACACCAACAACCAATGTTCTCCCATTCTCCGCAGTTTCGATTGATCCAAAGGATGTTAATATCAGTGAAGATGGTACTGTTGCTACAACCATTACACTTAAGGCACCTGTATATCTGAATGCACAGAAAGAATATGCAATGGTTCTTCTGTCACATTCTACAGAATACCGTGTTTGGATCAGCAGACTTGGTGAAGCAGATGTAACATCTACAAATCAAGAAGCTGGACAAATTCTTGTTACCGAGCAACCTTTACTTGGTTCATTGTTCAAGTCACAGAATGCTTCTGTTTGGACTCCCTCACAGTATGAAGACCTTAAGTTCACAATGTATGTTGCGAACTTTAAGACACAGGGTAACGTATCCATGTTCAACCCTGAACTTCCTACTGATCTTTCTCTGATCGATCCTAATGGTCTTACCATGGAGTCAAGACAGATCAGACTTGGATTGAACAAATTAGTAAATGATGCAGGGCTTGTTAAAGGAAGAACTGTTAAACAGTTAAGTATTGGTTCTCAGGGAACTCTGGTGGCGTTTGCAGGATCTGCAACATCAGATCTGACAATCACTAATGCTGGTATTGGTTATACACCCTCTTCACTGGGATTCACCTACACTGGTGTCGCTCTGACTGCCATTAGTGGTAAGGGTGTTAATGCCACTGCGGACATCACGATTAATGGTGGGGTTGCTATTGCAGCCACAATTAATGCAGGGGGTTCTGGTTATGTCGTTGGGGATGTTCTGACACCCATCGGTCCCGGATCCCTCAACCTTGGAAGTGGTATTCAACTTTCTGTAGATTCAACTCTCGGTAATAATACCCTGGTTCTTGACAATGTTCAAGGAAACTTTACTACAAATGCATCTTACCCATTATACTACGAGAATGCTGTTGGATTTACAACAGAACTCAATGGAGTTGGTGGAGCTGTTCTTCCAACATCACCAATTAGAATCAACCATGAAGGAACTTATGTCAGAGTCTTCCAAAGAAACCATGGTCTCTATTCTAACGTAAACAGAGTCACACTTAGTGACATCAGAGCTGATGCACCCCCACTGACTCTTGCTGTTGATTACCCATCTAATTCTACAACGTTCATCACTCTCAGTAAAGCTGCTACTACCTACAAAACTTTTGAAAATATTGGTGTAGCTGGTACCAATCCCGGATACGTCAAAATTGGTGAGGAGGTTATCAGTTATACTGGAACTAACGGTAGAACTCTTACTGGTATCACAAGAGGTGTTGATAACACAGTTATTTCAGCACACAATGCTAATGAACTAGTTTACAAATATGAACTTGACGGTGTATCTCTCAGAAGAATCAATACAGAACACCTACTTGCCAATGTAAATGCAAGTGAACTGGATGAGGCACCCATCGGACTTGACTACTACTACGTTAAGGTCCAGATGAATGCAAATGGTATTAATAGAGCACCTGCAAACCCCGCTGGATTCCCTCCACTCTACTTTAGAGAGAGTAAACTCGGTGGTGGTCCTTTCGTCAAAGGATCTTACAACCTCCCATTCAGTTTGATTACACCCAAGGTTACAACGATCACTCCTCTTGGAACTAACCTGATCTCCCAAGTTAGAACAATCTCAAGAATCTTATCTTGACAAAGGATTCAAACAGGTAACTCTCTTTGACAAGAATTATTTTGATGATTTGATGATGGTTGCATCACCTCTGAATGAATCAATCCAATTGAATGCTGATACCTTCCCCGGTAAGAAGTCATTTAGTATGAACTTTACACTATTGACAAGTAATCCTCGTATCAGTCCAGTCATTGACCTTGACAATGCAGCTGTAGTATATACAAGTAATAGAGTCAACAGACCTATCACTGATTATGCAGGTAACTTTAGGGTTAATGGTGTATCGGAAGATCCTGATAGATTCATCTATGTAAGTAAGAACGTAGAACTTGAGAATCCTGCAACTTCACTTCAGGTTCTCCTTGATGCATATGTCTCTAACTTTGGTGACATCAGAGTGTTCTATGCACTCAACCAGACTGGTCCGGTTCAAGAAACCATCTTTGTTCCATTCCCCGGATTTAAGAACAAGGATATCAATGGTTCCATTCTTAATATTGCAAACAATAATGGAACACCTGATAAGAAAGTTCCCAAGGTTGATTCCTACAGCCCCGAACCACTTATCAATGAGTACAGAGAGTATAAGTTTAGTGTTGATGACATCAGTCCATTTACATCCTTCAGGATTAAAATCATTGGTACATCAACAAACCAAGCTAACGCTCCGTTTATGAGAAGTCTGAGAGCAATTTCATTCGCATGATGAACAATTATCTCCCAGTCGAAGGAATGGATGGTTTTTATAGAGACATCCATTCCGGTGCAATAGTTAACAAAAATAACCTAGAGTATGACACCTACGTTAGCAACAGAAAGAAAATGACAGAAGACAAGAAAAAATTTGAGAGTCTTCAAGTTGAGGTGGTAAACATTAAGAGTGATGTGAACGAAATTAAATCAATGCTCAATTCTATCACTGAATTATTAAATAAATAGACTTATAGATAGGACCACTATAAATGGCTCAGCCTAGTACTAGACAAGAACTCATTGACTATTGTTTGAGGCAGTTAGGTGCTCCTGTTTTGGAGATCAATGTTGCCGAAGAGCAGGTTCAAGATCTAGTAGATGATGCAATTCAATATTTTCAAGAGAGACATTTTGATGGTGTATCACAGGTATATCTAAAGTACGAAATTACTGAAGCAGATATTAATAGAGGTAAAGCCAGACCACCTGGTGCAACACAAACCGAGAGTGGAACAACAGGTATATCAACCACCACAGCGAATGCTACAATTGTCGGTACTGCAACGACATTTACATTCCATGAGAACAGTAACTTTATACAAGTTCCGCCAAGTGTTATTGGAATAAACAAAGTATATCAATTTGACGACTCACAATCAATGAGTATGTCAAACATGTTTAGTTTCAAATATCAGATGTTCTTGAATGACATCTACTATTTCGGAGCTACCAATCTTCTTACATATTCGATGGGAATGTCTTATCTTGAGACGATGAATTTCCTCCTGAATACTCATAAACAGATTCGGTTCAATCAAAGACAAGATAGGATGTATCTAGATGTTGATTGGAATAATTTAAGAGCAGGAGAGTTCTTGATCATTGATTGTTTTAGGGCGTTGGATCCCAATGATTCTCCAAGAGTCTTTAACGACTCATTCCTAAAACCATATCTCACAGCACTTATTAAAAGGCAGTGGGGTCAGAACTTAATCAAGTTCCAGGGTGTCAAACTTCCTGGTGGCATTGAGTTTAATGGAAGACAACTATATGACGATGCCCAGGCAGAAATCGATAGGATCAAGGAGAGCATGTTGAGTACATATGAATTACCACCCCTTGACCTTATCGGGTGATGATATATGTTAAATCCATTTTTTCTTAACGGCACATCATCTGAACAAAACCTGATTCAGAGTCTTGTCAACGAACAACTAAAGATGTATGGTGTGGAGGTTTTTTATCTCCCTAGACTTTATGCGTCTTCAAAAACTATCATTAGAGAAGTAATTGAATCGGAGTTTAAGAACGCATATCCTCTAGAAGCTTACG